TCCTCACTGGATTAATCATTCACTTCCAGGCTCTCCTCGCATTACAGATCTGACTCAGAGAGAGCGGAAGGAATACCTCGACGGCTATGCCTATAACGAGGATAACGGCGACAAGAAGGACTATGGCTGGTAACTAAACGAAACCGGAAATAATCCTTTACATCCACTGCTCTTTATGGTAGTATGACAATATGATGAATGATCTCCTCACTGCCCTCGACGATCTGGACGTCCAGATCGCCTCCGCAATCGAATCGAACACCGAGGAGGTGACGGCGACGGATCTTAAGCTGGATCCGCGCTCTTACTATGGTTCGATGAATGTCTCTATCGATGGCATTGCTGTCGAAGGCTCTACACGGACTCTCAACTACTACGGTGGCTTCGAGTACGTCGACGATGAACATGTTCGGAAGTACGGAAGATGGACTTTCTACACTTCAGCTTCAGAGCGTGTTCGTGAGCATCTCTATCACGTGCTCTCTCCGGATGATGCGCGCCAGCTCAAGGGCGAGTACGGTGATATTCGCGATGAAGAAGATATGGAATGAAGGTACCCTTTTATGACTAAGAGAGAATCCCTCGAGGCTGCTATCAAGCTCGCGCGCAATAGTTTTAAGCTTGGATATTCGCAGGAAGATCCTGAATCATATATGCAAACGATCATTTTAGCGGCTGCAGCTCATCTAGAGACTCTTCCTCGTACTAAGACGGTCGATCGTTTCCTTTTGACGTATTGGTCTTTGACATATCAATATACAGTCACTCAGCTCTTTGATGACGAAGAGCGCGCAAAGTATATGGCTACACTCAATGGCTCAACTGCTCTTGTGCATAAGATCTCGACAGTTGAATGGATCGATCCGGAGTGTCATTCATAGTGTACATCCTTCTCATTGTATGATAGAATAGACTATATCATGGAGCAAAAAGTGAAGCATCTCTTCGAACTCGTTATCAAGTCTCTCAACTCTGACATCGCGTTAAAGTACAATCCGACCATTCGCAAGTGGGAGGCTCTCTCGTCTGAGAACAAGGTTCTCGCTCGTCGTAAGAATGTCGAGGGTCTCGTCGCAGCGCTGAATGAAGCGGAGGTGGCGTAATGGCTTTCTATACGTTCTATCAGAACAACTCAGGCGGAATTTTTTTCTCTCCAGCTCAGTACGTCATCATCGAAGCAGATTCTTTTGAAGATGCAAACTCCATCGCGCTAGACCATGGTCTTTACTTCAATGGTGTCGAGGATAAACATGACTGTCCATGCTGTGGCGATCGTTGGCATCCTTTCTATTATGAGACTAGCCGGACTGATGTTCCGATGATCTACGGCTCGACTGATTATGTCTCGGAGCGGAGTACTCTCGTCGTCTATGCAAGCGGCGTAACTAAGCTATTCAATAGCGATGGTCTGCTATGACGAATTCAATGTCTACTTTTATGTCAGCAATTGTAATAACTGCTGTATTTGTGTTTGTGTTTATTATCGTATTTGCTGCGTCATATTACATTAGTCATTCAATTATCAATTTTACTTCTACTTCTACTCTCGAAACAAATGGAAATATTATTCGATGACATCTCTTCTAGAAAAGATTGCGCAGGAATTATATACTTCGCGAATTATATACTTTGGTACAGATAATGAATTACTTCCAAATGATGAACGGCATGAATTTTATATGTTTCAAGCAAATACAGTTCTGAACGCAGTAGCTTCTGTTATTGAAGAACGAAAAGAAAAATGGTCGCTTGAACGCAGCGCTGCAGCTCGTTCTGATTTTGCAGCTTCGCTTAGGTTCTCTACTAAGATGGTTGAAGCTAGCGAAATTGCTACTTCTCTTCGTTCCTATGGGAAGAATATGTCATGAACGATTATGAAAAAGATGAATTAAACCGTCTACGCGTACTCGAGAAAGATTATGACATTCTTTCCGAGAAAGTACGCGTACTGCGTGCTCGTGTACATGATCTAGAAGATTATATCCGTGCATCTTTTGCCGCGGCAATTGCTATGGTTGGACGCGATTCATCTTATAATTTTCGGGATTAATTTCATGTTAACAACACGTTTGATTGATTATTTTGCTGAGATTGAGTCGTGTCTTATTAGTATTTCCGGAGCTCTTCGTCATCGTAAGCAACCACAAGACGTGCATTTTCATCTTGCCTTAAAAGCATGCCGCGATGGTACAGATTTAGTTAATCGCATTAATGAGGATTCGCTTCCGTCATAATTAAAAACTATAGTCTCATGTTAAACACATGCATCACGCGCGATCAGCTGGTAGGGCTTGTTCAGATCCGCTATATAGTATTAGGATAAATGATCAATAATAGATTGAGTTTAAATTATGACAGTATTAAAGATTCATCTTGGTTGTGGACCTAGATATATTCCTGGTTTTTATCATATCGACATTCAACATTATCCTCATGTTGATAAAAACTGTCGAGTAGAAAATCTATACTTCCTAAAAAACGAATCAGTAGATTTAATTTATGCTTCTCATGTTCTAGAACACTACGGCAGATTTGCCGTAAATTCAGTTTTAGAAGAATGGATTAGAGTACTTAAACCTGGTGGTGTTCTACGACTTTCTGTTCCAGATTTTGCTGCTTCGGCGCGTCTCTATACAGAAGGGAAATTTCCTGATGGTGTATACAATGTAATTGGCGCTGTAAATGGCGGCCAAAAGAATGCATATGATTTTCACAATGTCATATTTGATACACGTGATTTAACTGAACGTTTAAAGCTAACTGGATTTTCATCTGTTCGGTCATGGGACTGGAGAACAACTGAACATGCAGCAGTCGATGATTATTCACAGGCGTATTTTCCACATATGGACAAAGAGAATGGCACTCTCATGTCACTCAATCTAGAAGGAGTAAAGTAAAACGTGACTGATATAGTATTCATTGTAGATGGTTTTGCTTCTGACGGATCACTTATTACAGCGTTTGATAGAATCAAATTTATCTCAGATAACTGGCAAGAGAATTGTTTTTCTAAGCATAAGAATATCTTTCAACAATCAATGGGTGAGAGAGTAAAATTTATTCCGTATTCAGAGATCAAAGAATTTGATCCAGCAATCAAGTATTTCTATTTTATGCCAATGAATGATTGGCATTGTACTGCACAAATTATGTTTAATCTACTTTCAAGGGAAATGCAGAATAGGTTTGCAGAAAATGGAGTATCATTTTACTTTTGCCAAGATCTTGAAATGTATCCAAATCAAGATATTAATTTCTTTGCAAACTATATTGGATGGTTAAACCTTTGTAAATTTGCTCATTCTCGGCCGGAAATTTCTATCTATTTTGCAATGGCATCAAAAATTGCACCAAGATATCTATCATCGCTTACTGAAATCTTTAAAGATGCAGTAAAATTTGTTAATTCGCCACTGCTTATTTCATTTGGTATCTCAGAACTTGAGAAGAAGAATGGAGATCTAAAAGTATTCTCAACTAATGTACGTGAACAATACTTCTCAACCGATAAGCAAAAGATGTTCATGTCTCTTACACGCGATCCAAAGTATCATAGAATGACAATGCTTCACGGACTTCGTTATTCTGGTCTTCTAGATGATGGTTTTGTTTCCAATCTTCTTGCTAGACCATATGATTCTAGATCAATTAAATCTAATTCACTCTATTCGCGCAGAATTCGAGCTGACATGCTTGATAATATACCAGCCATAGCTTTGGATGATCCTGCGCGAGTATGGAATACTTCAATTGATACCGGTATCTCTGGTGATATTCCCGTACAGTTTATGGCAGCATCATGTTATGATCTTATTCAAGAGACTGCTACTAACTATGAAGGAAATGAATTAGTTATAGATATGGCAGTTGTTACTGAGAAGACAGTTAAGAGTCTACTCTTCGGTCGACCATTCATGATTAATGGTGGTGAAGGATGTCTTTCAGTACTTCATTCATGGGGATTTAAGACCTATCCAATGCTCTTTGACGAAAGTTATGATACATTAGAAGATTTTGTTGATCGTCAAGAAGTAATTGTATCTAATGTTGCTAGGTGGAAAGGTAGACACTCAGAGTTTATGGCTCGAATCAAAGAACCTGATGTAATGGCAGTCATCAACTATAATGTAGAGAGAATTCTTGCATTTCCAACTGAAGATGTAATGATCAAGGAGATTATGTCAGCATGAGTGACACAGATATTATATTCATTGTAGATGATTTTGCTGATGATGGATCTTTGTTAACGACATATGATCAAATCAAGACTATATCAAAGAATTGGCAAGAGAATCTCTTTACAAAACATAAAGCTATTTACCAGTCTGCTGTTGGTAATCGTGTTAAGTTTGTTAGATATGCCGATATTAAATTCTTTGATCCAACGATCAAATATTTCTATTTCATACCAATGAATGATTGGCACTGTACAGCTCAGATAGTATTTAATATACTTGATAAGAATATGCAAAAAGTATTTGCTGAGAATTCTGTATCTTTTTACTTTTGTCAAGATCTTGAGATGTATCCAAATCTCAATATTAATTTCTTCGGTAATTATCTAGGCTGGCTTAATCTCTGTAAGCAAGTTCATTCTTATTATGAAATTTCGGTTTACTTTGCAATGTGTTCGAAGATTGTTCCACGATACCTCGCAACACTAAGCAATACTTTTGCTGACATGATTCATTTTGTTAATTCTCCAATAGAAATATTCTATGCAAAGGAAGAATTACTAAAGAAACTCCCGAATCTGCGCAATATATCTGCAACAATTAGATCTGAATATATGACTACCAAGAAGCAAAAGATGTTTATGTCTCTTACTCGAGATTCAAAATATCATAGAATGACAATGCTTCATGGACTTAGAGCAGCAAATATTATTTCTGATGGATTTGTTTCTAATCTTCTTCCAAGAACATATTCATCAGATAGTATTCTCTCTAAGACTTCATATGCAGGTTTTATACGAAATGATATAAATAATAATGGATGCATCGATCGTATGATTGTTGATAATGCAGATTGGGCATATGATAACACTATCTATCCCGGTATTGCGGCCGGTGATATTCCCGTACAGTTTATGGCAGCATCATGTTATGATCTTATTCAAGAGACTGCTACTAACTATGAATCTCCGATGGCAATTGATATGGCAGTTGTTACTGAGAAGACAGTTAAGAGTCTACTCTTCGGTCGACCATTCATGATTAATGGTGGACAGGGATCACTTGATGTTCTACGCCGTTGGGGTTTTAAAACTTACCCAATGCTTTTTGATGAAAGTTATGATGCATGTGAGGATTTTATCGATCGGCAAGAAGTCATTACATACAATGTTTTAGATTGGTATGGAAAATATGATAAGTTCATGGAGCGCGTTGCTCAATCTGATGTACAAGATATAATTGACCATAATGTTGAACATATGCTTTCATTCCCAGTTGAGGAAATGTTAGTCAAGGAAATAGCTGTCTCATGATCCAGAAGCCTAAATTATTATTAGTATTAGCTATTGGTGGACTTTGTCTTTCATATCCTGCCACCATTAGCATTGAAAAAATAGTATCTGAGATTTCAGAATTCAATTTCTCTGACATGAATACAAATAGCAGTGAAGATAATAAGACCACTACTACAAAATTTTATTAGTCCTACATTCTAAAGTATAATTATAGTGTACATTCTGTCTAGAATGTTATATAATTAAAAAGGTCAGAAAAAATGACCTCCAATCAATCTCTTAATCACACAGGATTTTATAAATGAAGAAGTATATTTTCACAGCCGCTGCTTTCGCTGTTGCTCTCGCTGGCGCTGCTTCGGCTCAAGCACAGGATGTATCAACCACTCGTTGGTTTGCTGGTCCTACTGTCGGATCGACCTGGACTCAGGGTTCGAATCTCGGTTTCAATGGTGGTTATCAGATTAACCAGTATTTTGCCATTGAAGCAAACTATGATCATGTATTCAATCAGTGGGGTAATAGCCCAATTGATCTAGCAACTGCAAATGTTACTCTTGGTTATCGAATTCCTCGTACTAAGTTGACACCCTATGCTCTTGCTGGTGGTGGTTATCAGTTTCAGTGGAATACCAATCAGGGTGTGTGGAATGTCGGAGGCGGGACAAAGATTGAACTTGCCAAGGATACCGATATGGATGTACGATATCGCTATGTCCAGGGTATGTCTAATCAGCAAAACGCAAATATTGTAACCGTCGGTGTTGCATTTAAGTTCTAGTTTATTCGAAGGTGCTTCAGTGTTTAAGCTAGCTCTATATACTCTTGGTATGGTTTTAGTAATTACTATTATCGGAATTCAATCCGGTGTTATTGTAATTACTAATACAAACAAGGTAGAATATCAGCGGCATAAGCACTGGAGCATTGACGATTAATGTGGGCCCTTAGTTCAGTTGGTTAGAACGAGCCGCTCATAACGGTTATGTCGCAGGTTCGAGTCCTGCAGGGCCTACCATTTTATGCAAATAGATAAGAGTATAAGTAGTACATGCGCTCAATGCGGAGCCAATTGTGAATTACATGATCACTACTATGCTATAGGTTTAATGCATAAGTCGAGTAATCATATTCATGTAATAGCACCATTATATTACGATGGAGTAAAAAATGAAGGTTATTGTTCTGCTCTTTGTGCTTCTATTTCCAAGCGGGTTTACTATGGCACAGAGTGGAAACCATAATGATGGCCATTCTGAACTTCATGATTACTATAAGAAACTCTATATACCAGATAATCCAAATGCAGCACCTGGATCATGCTGTAATGAAAGAATAATATTTCCAAATGGCACAACCATTGGTGATTGTAGACCAGTTAAAGCATGGTTAGATGATAATGGAATATGGCATGCTATAGCTGATGGCGAAGAAATAATAATACCAGATTCTAAAATCATACGTGATAATCAGCCACCTGCACCAGATGGAAATTCACATGCATGCATATCTTCATCTGGCATTCTTTATTGTTTTACACCCGGCCAAGCAAAGATATAATTTAACAGTGTACAATTAGTTATAAATATGGTATTATGTATATAATGATTGTGATTAAAAAGAAGAATAAATTGTAATGCAGATTCGAATGTTAATTTTATGTTTAATCTATAACATGCTGATTCTATCAGCTACTGCATATATTGTTTTTTGGTTAAATTATAGTGGTTGGTGGTTTCTGCTAGCATTTGTTTTGCTAAGGTCTCCACCGGATAAATCTAAATAGTTTTTACTCGGTTAACTCAGCGGTAGAGTGTCTCGTTTACATCGAGAATGTCGGCGGTTCGAAACCGTCACCGAGTACATAGAGTCTCCGTAATACAAATAAGCAATAGGTAAGACTTGTTTATATTCCAGAGTACTTCAATTGTATTATACAATCTATAAAATAACGAATATTGTTAATGGCAAATACTATATCGGTAAATATCAGATAAAGCCAAATTAAGAACAGGCGAAAAAATTCACAATTTGGTACTATGCGGATTACAGACGAAGTTAATAATAAAAAGTAACGACTTTAATCTCCTTAGGTTGGAGAAATGGAAGAGTTTAAGGGTCCCTAGCTCAGCTGGGAGAGCGGTAGCTTTGCAAGCTATAGGTCGCCGGTTCGATCCCGGCGGGATCCACCAAGTTTTTGCGGGTTAGACTGGAGAGCCCAGCGGTGGATTCATACTCCACTTTACACTAGGTCTGACCGGTCATGACCGCGGCGGATCTTCTTTCAAAGCAATTTCTAATAAATTTTTGATGAATAAAGACTAAATAAATTTATATGGAAGGTGCTGAGGTTGGCTCCTCACCTAGTCTTGAAAACTAGAGTACGTTAACGCGTAATAGTTCGATGCTATCACCTTCCGCCAAATTAGGATCTGTGGCCGAGTGGTTTAAGGCGATGCCTTGCTAAGGCATTGTGGTTTAATGGCCACCGCGAGTTCGAATCTCGCCGGATCCTCCAGTTCCAGTTGGGGCGTCGCCAAGCGGTAAGGCAGCGGATTTTGATTCCGCCATTCCCAGGTTCGAATCCTGGCGCCCCGGCCAGAAATATATTAATGAAGTGTGTACATCATCCACTAAATATGATATAATCTAAAAATAGGAAATGCCCTGGTGGTGAAATTGGTAGACACTCAAGTTTTAGGTACTTGTGCTGCAAAGCGTAGGGGTTCAAGTCCCTTTCAGGGCACCATTACTTTTAGGTCCCTTAGCTCAGCTGGAATTAGAGCAACAGACTTCTAATCTGTGGGTCGCTGGTTCGAGTCCAGCAGGGATCGCCAACTTAGGATTTATAAAATGTTTATAGAAGTTGTAGAAATTAAAGATCGAGAAGATGGTGGAGCTGATATCATTTTTGATCTAGACAAAGAAGCAGTTCAGTTGTTGATTTCTTCTGCGATTAGAACAGCTTTAATGAATTCGATTAAGGCATCACTATCTGATCAAGATAATTTGTAGTGTACAACTAAAATAATATATGATATAATAGTTTTATGGTCGTGACGGTGGGTATCGGGGAGGCCCTTATAAAGCCTTTAGCAGTAGATAACTGTTCTTCAGTGGGTTCGAGTCCCACCACGACTACATAGGCGGTCCCAGAGTATAAATAAGCAACAAGTAAGACTTATTATACTCTGGGATGCAGCATGTTCTATACGATCTATAAGATAACAAATACCGTTAACGGCAAGTACTATATAGGAAAACATCAGACTTTGGATCTAGATGATGGCTATATGGGATCCGGCAAGCTTATTGGAAGAGCTATTAAGAAACATGGTTTAGAATCATTCGCTAAAGAAATACTATTTGTTTTTGATACTGAAAAAGAAATGAACGTCAAAGAAGCAGAGATTGTAATTGTTTCAAAAGAAACCTATAATCTATGTGAAGGTGGTAAAGGCGGTTGGGGTTATGTTAATAGTAACCCTGATAAGTTTTTAACCGAAAAAAAGATGCTTAATCTGCGGTTACAGGGCACAAAAAATATAAAACATCTTATAGAGTATATTAATGATCCTTTACGAGAAAAACAACGTAAAAAAAATTCATTATTAGCTCTTCAAAAAGCAAGAGAAAAACTTCCATTTCACGGAAGATATCATTCAGAGGAAACCAAACAGAAAATCGGTTATAAAAATTCTATTAATCAGAGTGGTAAAAATAATTCTCAATACGGTTCAATGTGGATTACTAATGGTAAAGATAGTAGAAAAATAATGAAAAATAAAACCATCCCAGAAGGATGGCAACAGGGACGTATAATTTAATTCGAATAAAGCCCGCTTGTTGGAATTGGTAGACAAACGAGACTTAAAATCTCGAGGCCATTGGCCGTGCCGGTTCGAGTCCGGCAGTGGGCACCATTATAGGATGAATAGTGTGGAACAGCAAAACGATATTCTAGATATTCTAATCTATGAAGCAGATATTCTAATCTATGAAGCACAGACTAATGAATTTGTAGATGACAAATATACGCAACTTGGCGAAATTATGATGCGCGCATACAGAGAAATCTCTGGACTACGTGATGAAGTTGATGATCTGCAAGAATCTCTTTGTTCAATTGAAAAGATTGTAGCTGATACTTTTGCTCGAGCAGAAGATGGACGATAATTGGTATAATACTTGGGATGATAAATGGCATCTTCGCTATCTTAAGATAGCTGCTGAAATAGCTCAATGGTCAAAAGATCCGTCTACTAAAATTGGCGCTGTATGTGTAGGAATGTCTGGTCAGATCCTTTCGCAAGGATATAATGGGTTCCCGCGCGGAATTGATGATCATGATCAGCGTCTTAATGATAGAGAGACAAAGTATAAGTATACAATTCACGCCGAGATGAACTGTATCTATAATGCATCGCTTTCTGGCATATCTCTTAACGGTTCTTCACTCTATGTGTATGGACTTCCTATATGTCATGAATGTGCAAAAGGTGTTATTCAGTCTGGTATTAAGAATGTGTACTGTACATTTGCTGATCTCTCAGATAAGTGGGCAGATTCCTGGGTTCTGTCTCAAGCAATGTTCAGTGAAGCAAAAATAACCTTCGGAATTTTTAATATCGATAGTGTGAAATAGTAGTGTACAACCACATCGATATATGATATAATAGCTTTAAGAATGGAGATTGATGTTATGAGTAATAGAGATTATGTGCAAATCGAGGTTCAGATTGCTGGAAACTGGCAGTCAGCGTCTTCTACGCTGAATGACCCCCAGATATATCTGGCCGAGATGAAGAGCGTGCAGAAGTTATATCCAGGTCTGCCACGTGTTCGAACTATGGATAGTGATAATCGTCTACTTGACATGCTTTAATATTAAGAGGAAATGCATAACATGACTACTACTACCAGCAAGAAGAAGCTCGTTAACTCGTTTAAGAATGGTTCTGAGTTTACGGCTAATCAGATTGCATCACGATTTGCGGTTGCTAATCCGACCGCTTTGATTACTAACCTCCGTCAGGCTGGTTATGCAATCTATGCTAACCGTCGGACCAATAGCCGTGGTGAGACTTACACGAAGTATCGTATGGGTCGTCCTACTCGACAGATGGTTGCTGTCGGCTACACTTTTCTTGGTGCTGACCAGTCCGGTCTTACGAAGTAACATATATATAACTAAAATCTAAGCGTAGAGTATCTTTGCACGCAGAGTGATGAACTTGTAAGTCGTGCGTTTTCTTTTTCCATCTTAGCTCAGCGGTAGAGCAGGTGACTGTTAATCACCTGGCCCCTGGTTCGAATCCAGGAGATGGAGCATAGAACCCTTACTAGTATAATAAGCGATAGGTAAGTCTTATTATACTAGTAAGGATTATGTTTCTAGCCGAGGTAGCACAGCGGTAGTGCAGGGCTTTTGTAAAGCTCAGGTCGGGAGTTCGATCCTCTCCCTCGGCACCATTTATAAAGTTGAGTAAAATGCCTGCTACGTTTGTAATATCAGACACACATTTTGGACATGACAATATTTGCAAATTTAAACGTGCAGATGATTCTCCTCTTCGTCCATTCTCTTCGTCACAAGAGATGGATGAAGAGATGATTAAGCGTTGGAATGATCGAGTTAGACCTAAGGATAGGGTTTATCATCTTGGCGATGTCCTAATCAACAAGAAACATTTTGGAACACTTTCTAGGTTGAATGGAGATAAAGTACTAATCAAGGGTAATCACGATATTTTTGGTCTTAAGTATCTAGAGTATTTTCGTGATATTCGAGGATGCCATGTTTTGAATGGAATGATCTTTAGTCATATTCCAGTTCATAAGTCTAGTCTAGGCCGATTTGGCTGTAATATTCATGGACATTTGCATTCTAATAGAGTGTTGACTGAGTCTGGTGATATTGATAAAGATTACTTTTGTGTTAGTGTCGAGCATACAGATTACACTCCAATGTTGCTCGAGGATGTATATAAGAATGTTGTAAATCAGGGCGGAGCAGTTGGCTTCCGTCACGGTAACTATACAGCAGTTACATAACTGAGAGTAGCTCAATTGGTAGAGTACACCGTTTGGGGCGGTGATGTTGCAGGTTCAAGTCCTGTCTCTCAGACCATAAAGATATCCGATTATAAATATGAAATATATCATATTATAATCGGATATTTTTTATGCAAATTTCACCGAAACTTCTTCGTCGGCTTTGCCCGACCTCCAAACAAAATATCATCGAAGGAGTCGCTGAATACTTTAATAAGTATGCTTCATCATATGGTGTTACAACTGAAAATAGAATCTGTAACTTCTTTGCTCAGGCTGCACATGAGACAGATCATTTTCAGACTTTAAGAGAATATGCTGACGGATCCGCATATGAAGGTCGATCTGATCTTGGAAATGTGCATCCTGAAGATGGAAGAAGATATAGAGGAAGAGGCATCTTCCAATTAACTGGAAGAGATAATTATAGAATCTTTGGAAAGAAGCTTAATTTAGATCTAGAAAATAATCCAGATCTTGCTGAGCATCCAGAAGTATCAGTACGTATTGCACTTGAATACTGGAAAGATCGTCATCTAAATGAATATGCCGATAATGATAACATCGAATTAATTACTACTAGAATTAATGGTGGTCTTAATGGATTTGATGAACGTAAGCATTATCTTCAGTTAATGAAAAATCTAATTAACACAGATTTAGACATAATTAAGAAAGGTGACACTGGTCCAGAAGTAAAATATATTCAGGAAATTCTAGTTTCATTTGGATATAAGATCTCAACCGACGGTATCTTCGGACCCGGTACAGAAATGGCAGTTAAACAGTTCCAAGCATCATGTCATGGTCTAACTGCTACTCCAGGTGTGGTAGATGCGAATACACTTCATTTTCTAAAAAAAATCTAAATAATAACAAAAATAATGAGGAAAATACCATGGATCTCTTAAAAGGCGCAAGTGATATTCTAAGGGTCGTAGCACCCGTATTTGGCACAGTTATCGGTGGACCTCTAGGTGGAATGGTTGCTACTCGTTTGTCAGAAGTACTCCTAGGTAAAGGTGATGCAACATCAGAAGAATTATCGCAAGCTCTCGAACGTGCGACTCCTGAGCAGCTCGTAGAAATTAAGAGAATAGAATCTGAATTTACTGTTCATATGAAAGAACTAGACATCGATTTAGATAGAATCGCTGCTGGTGACAGAGATTCTGCTCGAAAAAGAGAAATGGTAGTAAAGGATTGGACTCCTAGATTTATTGCAATATTAACTATTGTTTCATTCTTTTCATATATTGGCATGGTATCATTTTATCCATTCAATACTCAACCAAATATGGAATTCGTAAATCTAGCTATTGGCTGGATTGGTGGCGTAGCAACTTCAGTAGTATCATATTACTTTGGTTCATCGTCAAGCAGCAAAGATAAGAATGAACTTATTGCTAAAATGAATTTTAAGAATTAAAATTTGAAACTATCGATACGCCGTGCTAAGAATAAAGATTTAGACGATATAGTACAAATTGAAAGAATAGCATTCTCACATAATAGCTTTTCAAGACGTGCTATACGATATCACATTAGTAATAATCTAGTGCTTATCGCATTGCATAATAACAAAGCGTGCGGTATGATTATTGCTTCTTCTCTTAGTAAAAAAAGAAAGATACGCATATATTCTATTGCTGTTCATCCAGACTTTAAGAATAATGGTATTGCTATTAAGCTTATGGAAAAAATGGAACGAATATCCAAGGCCGAAACTATTATTCTAGAAGTTGATTCTGACAATAATGCTGCTATTGGTCTATATAAAAAGCTAAATTTCTTTCAATTTAGCACTTATAAACATTATTATGGTAATAATATGCATGCAATTAGGATGAAAAAAATATTTAATTAGTGTACATCATTCCCTAGATATGATATAATTAGTCTATATTAAGGGAGTTTGAGTAATGATTAAAGTTTCATATCTTGTGCGAGATGAAGATCGATACAATGGTTATACAGAAGAGCGCATAAAGCAGTTTGATAACATGGAACAGGTATATAATTTCATTAATGGTGTACGATTTAATCGTCGTGTAGAAGGTCGATCAATGATTGGAGCTCCACTAGTACTCAATTCTCCGGTATAAATAGATATCATGGAACAATATAATACAGACGACGGATCTTCTTTCCTCATTATTCCGGAACGTGCAGTACGTAACGCTGCGCTATACATGGGTGATGAAGATAATTCGTTTACGCTAGTATTAGATAAAGTTCAAGCTTATAAAGACGCTGAGATGACTCCTCTGATTTTAATGAATCCAAAGGATCATAATGTATACGTTGTCGCTATCGAAACGTATGGTAAGAAACTAAACTAGAGCCATTTACAAGTGAGGCTGTAGTAATTATATTATAGACTGGATATCGCTGGGTTAATCTGGGATATTCTTTATTTTAAACCTTGCCTTATAGGAGGTTCACATGGGCAACGACAGCGTATGGAAATTTGACCATACATTTTCTGATCTAGATAAGTGGTCTAAGCACTTCATTGGTCTAGATAAAATGGTTGATACTATTCATAAATCAGCCGAACACGTCAACAAGACGCTAAGTTCATATCCGCCATTTAATTTAAAGAAGACAGAAGAGAACAAGTATGTTCTTGAAATGGCAGTAGCCGGCTTCAGTAAGAATGATATTGAACTTACTGTTGAAGGTGAAAAGCTGCTTATCAAGGGTAGTACTACACTCGATACTACTTTGGCAGATGGAATAAATCAGACTTTTCTTCATAAGGGAATTTCTGACAGACCATTTACGCGTACATTTACTCTTGCTGATAATGTTGAGATTGTAAGTGCAGAGATGGTAAATGGCTTGCTAAAGATTTGGTTGGAACACTTGATTCCAGAACATAAGAAGCCAAAGAAGATTGATATTGCTGGTGCAGAGTCTGCTCCTAGTAAACAGCTTCTAACAGAAGCAAAGGGAAAGTAGAATGCGCTCGTTTTTAAAGAAGTTATGGGGTCACTTAACTATGCCTGGTGAGATACTTGCACAAAGTAAGTATTTAAGCCAGGCTACCGATACCGCAGACCTAGAGCGACGTATGCGTGATCTACAAAAAGCTGAGACTAGACTTCGTCTTCATCTCTGAGAAAAGGGGCTTCGGCCCCTTTTCTTATTTACTCTGTTGTTATAATGTTATATAATAGTATTGAATTGTTGAATGGAGTAATATGGCTTTCTATACAAACTTCTTTATCCGTGGTAGCAAGCTTTATATTAGAGGTTATGACAAAGGTCTTCCCTTTGATGATGTTCTATATTATAAACCATATCTCTTTGTATCTTCTAACAAAGGTACATATAAAACTATTGGTGGTAAAACTGTCGATAAGGTTGAATTCTCTACCGTAAGAGAAGCTAAAGATTTCATTGAGAAATATAAAGATATCGATCAATTCCAGGTGTATGGATCGACTAATTTTGCGTATGTGTATGTCAACGATAGATTTAGCGGTGATGTAGATTTTGATGCATCTCTTCTGAATGTAATTACTCTTGATATTGAGTGTGATTCATCTGATGGATTTCCGAATATTGCACTTGCTGATAAAATGCTCACTGCTATTACTATTCGAAAAAATGGTAAGAGTTCAGCTGTCTTTAGTTATGGCGATTTTAAGACGAATGACCCAAATATTTTCTATGTTAAGTGTGAAAACGAAGAAGATTTAATTAAGAAATTTCTAAAGGTCTGGACATCTGATGCATGGCGGCCTGATATTGTAACTGGTTGGTATATCGAGTTCTTTGATATTCCATATCTTATCAATAGAATATCGCGCATTCTAGGAATGGATTGGGCAAAAAAACTATCTCCATGGAAAATACTAGACGAACGTAAGGTAGAATTCAGGGGCAAGGAGATTCAAAGCTTTAATATTACTGGCATTGCTGTTCTAGATTACTATCAACTATATCGTAAATTCAGTTTCTCTAATCATGAAAATTACAAACTAGACTATATTTGTTCAGTAGAACTCGGTGAGAAGAAAGTTGATTATTCTGAATACGGTACTCTTCATGGACTCTATCATAATAATTTTCAGAAGTTCATTGAATACAATATTCATGATTGTGTTCTAGTTGATAAACTAGATGATAAGCTAAAACTGATTGATCAGGTTATGGCTCTAGCATATGATGCAAAGGTTAACTTTACTGATACAATGACTACCGTCAGAGCATGGGATACTATCATTCATAATTATCTAATGAATGAACGAATTGTTGTACCACAGGTTAATCAGAATAGTAATATCAACTCGCTTGTCGGTGGTTACGTAAAAGATCCGGCCATTGGACTACATAAGTGGGTAGTATCATATGATCTGAATAGTCTTTATCCACATCTTATTATGCAGTATAATATTTCACCAGAAACATTTGCTGGCAGAATTGAAATTCCTTCTATTGATAAACTTCTAGATGGATGGGATAATTATGAAACTATAGATACAACATTTGCATATGCTGCTAATGGTTGTATGTATCGTAAAGATAAGCAGGGATTTCTTCCAGCACTTATGGAAAAAATGTATAACGATCGATCTAAGTATAAGAAGATGTCGATCGATGCTAAGAAAAAATATGAAATGACTAAAGATCCTGCTGATCAGCAACTTATCGCAAGATATCATAATTTGCAGTTGGCTAAGAAAATTCAATTGAATTCGGCATATGGCGCTTGCGCTAATCCGTATTTTAGATGGTTTAACTTTAATCATGCTGAGGCTATTACTACATCTGGCCAGCTTTCTATTCGTTGGATCGAAAAGAAAATGAATATCTTTATGAATCAGTTACTGAAGACTGAGAATGAAGACTATATCGTTGCTGCCGATACTGATTCGATCTATATCAACATGGGCCCAGTAATTGATCAGCTAAATGTTGGTAATAAGACAGACATCGAAATCTGTCGTATTATTGATAAATTCTCTGAGAGTAAAATAGTTCCATATATGGATAAATCATATATAGAACTTGCTGAGATGATGTCAGCCTATAAGCATAAGATGCAAATGAAGCGCGAAACCATAGCTAATAAAGCTATTTGGAAAGCGAAAAAGATGTATATCATGAATGCAATCAACATTGAAGGTGTTGAATATTCAGAACCTAAATTGAAATTGCAAGGTATTGAAGCAGTACGATCTTCTACACCACATGTATGTCGTGACAATATCATGGAAGCTATTAAAATCATGTTAATTGGCGATGTATATGATCTTAGAAAGTTTGTTGATAACTTCAAGACAGAATTTATGAAGATGCCATTTGAAGCAGTAGCATTTCCAAGAGGTATTAAGGATTTGGGTTCTTACAGAGATGCATCTAACATTTATAAAAAGGGAACACCTATTCACGTCAAGGGAGCTCTTATTTTTAATAGTCTTCTCAAAAAACATAAGCTGAAAAATATCCAGCCAATTTCAGACGGCGATAAGATTAAGTTTGCATATCTTAAAGTTCCTAATCCTGTTAAAGATACGGTAATATCGGTTCCAGATTTTCTTCCGACTGAACTTGGACTAGATGAATATATAGATAGAGACATGCAATTTCTAAAGACATTCATTGGACCAATATCTACCATTGCTACTATCATTGGATGGTCACTAGAAGACGTAGCCACATTAGAGGATTTTTTCTCATGAATATAGATGAAGATGACGACTTTGGATTTTCTGCAGTATCTGAACAAGAACTTAAGGACGGATTATCTGATAATCAAGAGACAATTGATAAATTACATGGACTGAAAAAAATGATAATGCCGCTACTCAAGAATCTAATGAAAAACCCGGATAAAGAATATATTTTATGGCCAAATCGTGTAAAGAAAATTCAAGATTTTATTAAGAAAATGGATACTTATATTGAAAATAAGTAGTGTATAAAAGTTCAAATTTGTTATATAATGTAATATTATTAGGAGCATATGTATGTCATTAAGAGATAGACTTATTAAGAGCAGTACAATCGAATTAACATCGACACTTGCAAATTCCGATGTTTTTACCAAGAAAGATATGATTGCTACACCTGTACCAATGATTAATGTCGCTCTTTCGGGCGATGTTGAGGGTGGACTATCGGCTGGTGTTACAATGATTGCTGGACCATCGAAGCACTTCAAGACCGCCTTTGCATTGCTTATGGCTAAGTCATATCTTGATAAATATGATGATGCAGTTATTCTTTTATATGATTCTGAATTTGGATCTCCTCAGGCATACTTTGAGTCTTTTGATATTGATCTAAATCGTGTTATCCATACACCTATTACTGATTTCGAAGAGCTTCGGCATGATATGAGTGTGCAGATGGCTAATATCAATCGTAATGATCATGTCATGGTCTTGGTGGATTCGATTGGTAATCTTCCTTCACGTAAGGAAGTACAGGATGCTATCGAGAAGGATGCTTCTCCTGCTGACTTTACACGAGCAAAGGTTAATAAGTCTTTCTTCAGAATTGTTACACCTAAGTTGAATCTCAAGAATATTCCCATGGTTGTTATTAATCATACATATAAGACCATGGAAATGTTTTCAAAAGATGTAGTTGGTGGTGGTACTGGTTCGTACTATGGTGCTGATAACATTTGGATTCTCGGAAGGCAACAGGATAAGGGTGCCGATAAGAAGATCGCCGGGTATGAATTTGTAATTAATGTTGAAAAGTCTCGCTTCGTAAAGGAGAAGAGTAAGATTCTTATTAATGTCAGTCATACTGTTGGTATTAATAAGTGGTCTGGTCTACTTGAGGTAGCAGTTGAAGGTGGGTTCGTTGTTAAGACTAAGCCAGGCAAGTATGCAGTAGCAGATCCGGAAACTGGTGAAATCCTTGGCGATGAAATGAAGGAAGCAGATATTGATACTAATTCTGATATTTGGAAGATAATGCTTTCAAATGAAAAGTTCACTTCATATATTCGCAATAAGTTTCAGCTTTCTACAAGTAATATTCTGCAAAACGACGAAGATGAATTGGCAGGAGAATAAATGATAGAAAAGGTAATTCTAGCAAATCTTACACTGAACGAAGAATTTGCTAGAAAGATTATACCATTCCTAAAGTCAGAATATTTTCATGATCAGGTTGATAAAACTTTGTATGGATTGATTGATGAATATTCTAAGAAGTATAATAAATTTCCATCAAAGGAAGCTCTAGCAATTGAGCTATCTGCCCGTGATAATTTAAGCGAAGATAATTTCAAGAAGTGTACTGACTTCATTGAAACTATGGAACTAGACAATACAGATTTTGATTGGCTCGTAGATCAGACAGAGAAATTCTGTCAAGATAAAGCAATCTATAATGCTATTATGAAATCAATTCAAGTATTGGATGATAAAACTGGCAAACTAGCAAAGGGATCTATTCCTTCTCTTCTATCAGATGCCCTTGCAGTTAACTTTGATACTGATATCGGTCATGACTTCATTAGCAATGCAGCAGAACGATTTGATTTCTATCATACTAAAGAGGCGAAGATTCCATTTGATCTTGACCTAATGAATAGAATTACAAAGAATGGTGTATCACGTAAAACACTTAATATCATTCTTGCTGGCACTGGGGTCGGCAAATCGCTGTTTATGTGCCATATGGCTGCCAACAATCTAACTGACGGTCAAAATGTTTTGTATATTACTCTTGAAATGGCAGAGGAGAGAATTGCTGAGAGAATCGATGCTAATCTACTAGATGTTCCACTAGACGAGCTTATGCTTCTTACGAAGGAGTCTTATCAATCAAAGATCGATAGAATTAAATCTAAGACAAAGGGTAGACTTATTATCAAAGAATACCCTACTTCTCAAGCTTCAGCGAATAACTTTAGGCATCTTATTCAAGAACTAAAGATTAAGAAAAACTTTATTCCAGATATTGTGTATATTGATTATATTAATATCTGTGCTTCTGCGAGGATCAAACATGGAGCCAACGTCAATTCTTATTCCTATATCAAAGCAATCGCAGAAGAGCTTAGAGGACTTGCCGTGGAGAACGATGTACCTATCATCTCTGCGACTCAAACAAATAGAAGCGGATTTACGAGCAGCGACGTGGGCTTGGAAGATACGGCAGAATCCTTTGGACTCCCAGCCACAGCTGATTTTATGTTTGCAGTCATCAGAACCGAAGAACTTGATGCACTCAATCAAGTACTGGTTAAGCAGCTCAAGAATCGCTATTCTGACCTTGGGTCTAATCGCAGGTTTGTTATTGGCATTGATCGTGCAAGAATGCGACTTTATGATTGTGAGCAAGATGCTCAAGATGATCTTCTAGATGGGCCAGTTATGGATAAGACTGACTTTGGACAGAAAGATTTTGATCGAACTAATGGTCAAAAGAAGAAGAAGTACACTAAAACTGTTTTTGAGGATTTTAAATAATGTATAAGATTATTGATTTGCAAGACGAGGGTCTCTATTGTATTGTAGAAGTACCGTCTGATCGTATTATCATGGCTAGTGATAATCAAAGTGTAGCAGAAAAATACGCTAAATCTATGAATAAAGGTTCAGGTTTTAACGGTTGGACACCAGAATTCTTTGTCCAGAATGATTTCGTTGTATAAATAAGCTCACTGACAGATTGGTATTGCGCTGCAGCGTAAGAGGCACAGAGTATATTTTAAACTAGGAAGAGCCGGGATCACGGTGGGGTTCCGCCCGGCCCAATCTGCATTGTTGATTATCAAGGGGAGATCGAAAGATCTCCCTTTTTTTCTTTTATAAATAATATAAAACATCAAAAAGATTGAAATATGGCAAATCTTTCAGCAGCAGAACTATTAAAGCCGGGTAGAGAATATAGAACTGCCGTCATTATAAGAAAAATGAATGACGGTGAAAAATTTGAATTATCTAATGGCAAAACAGTACAATTTAAAAATAGTAAAAAGATTATAGATATTCTTAAAACCAATAATGCTGCAGCAATTAACAGCATTAAATTTTTAGGTATTGATGATAAAATTTATAAATTGTCAGACATTAAGAAAAATGCTGAGTTTGGTGGGAAAGGTGACAGAGCTGGTGTTATCAAAGAAGATATGGCACTTAAATCTCTGAATGATCAACTTAATTCTATAAAGAAAAATATTTCAAAATCATTTGTTCCCATGGATATAAATGGCAAAATTCATAAAGTAATTAGAGCGGAAAGTACTTCAGGAACGCCAAAGTCTGATTTCCATCTAATAGATATCGATGGAAAAGAATGTGTATGGATATCACATAAAGATGGAAAATCTCCAAAAGATTTTCAACAATGGGGCGGCATATCTCAGAGAATTGAACCACTAATTTTTGGCCATCCAGAAACACAAAAATTCATTAAAGATCTAAAAGTAATATATCCTAAAGGTCTACCATCAGCGACATCACTTCGAAGAAAAATTAAAGACAAAAAACTAAAGATGTTGTCTGTATATGGTAATAAGTTTGGTTCTATGTTAGGTCAACAAAATGTTTCTATTCTTTTACAGGGAAATGTAGAAGTAATATCAGCTGGTTCTGAGTACAAATTAAAAGCAAATCATGTACACTATAATGGTGAATCTGTAGATGGAAATGGGTTTGATCCTTCATTGCTAGCCGTATTTAAAGGTGATCGATCAGATGCTGGTATAAAAGGAACCAGAATTACTATTGCACCCTATGATGGTAGAAAAGCTGAAGATTTCTAATGTATTTTACAGAATTTCTTTCTGAGCAAAAACGAAAGATACTTCATGTCTTTGACATGGATGAAACACTATTCCATTACCCAGATCCAAAAACTGAAGCTAAGATTCATGTCAAGAATTCAGCTGGTGAACGAGTAAAGTCTCTTACTAATGTTCAATTCAATAACCATAAATTAGAGCCACATCACAATTATGACTTTTCAGAGTTCAAGTCCTCTGATGTATTTACCAAGTCTGCTCATCCTATTAACAAGATGATTAAACGTCTAAAAAACATCCACCGTCGCAATCCGCATGTTGAGATCCTTACAGCGCGTGCAGATATGGATGATAAGGATAAGTTTGGATCTCATTTAAAAAAACACGGTATTGATATTAATAAAATTCATGTGCGTAGAGCAGGTAATCTAGATAAAGGAACACCAGCTGAACGTAAAAAGAGTATTGTTTCTGGTTTAATTAAAAATCATGGCTACGATGAAGTACATCTTTATGATGACTCTCATACCAATCTTAATCATTTTCTTAGTCTAAAACAGCATCATCCAGATACAAAATTGGTAGCGCATCATGTACAACATAATAAAGATACACACACTACATCTATAAATAAAGCGATAGCAACTAGTTTAAACCACGAGACTGAGCATGGTGGTTTGTCTTTTTATTCGCCAGACGAGCGTAAGAGAATTAAGGAAAATTCATGAAAACTTTTATGCGATTTATAACTGAAGAGACAGAAGAAAAGACAGGTAAGCCTCTTAAGCATCTCACACATGTTGAAGATCACATTATTCATTCTGGCAATGAAGGTGTAAAGAAAGCAGCTGATGTTCTAGATGATGTGCATAATTCTTTGCTAGGAAAAAAGAGTTCAACGAAAATTAGTACAAAATATGATGGTGCACCTTCAGTAGTATTTGGACATCATCCTAAGAATGGTAGATTTTTTGTTGCTACTAAATCTGCTTTTAATAAGAATCCAAAGCTTAATTATACAGAAAAAGACATTGAAGCAAATCATGGTCATGCGCCAGGACTTGTTTCTAAGTTAAAGACTGCGTTGAAGCATCTACCAAAGATTGCGCCAAAGCATGGTGTATATCAAGGTGATCTTATGCACACAAAAGAAGACATCAAGAAGCATGGAAAAGAATTAAGATTTACACCCAATACTATAACCTATCATGCCGATGCTGATTCTGCGCATGGTAAATCAATACATCATTCTAAATTGGGAATGGTAGTTCATACCAAATATGAAGGCAAAGGCGATCTAGAACACATGCATGCTACACCACATGTAGATCGTGAGAAATTTACTCATCATCCAGATGTGCATAATATAGATCCTACAGTAAAAGCTGATTCATCTCATTATACACCAAAGGAACAGCAAAAATATCATGAGGCTATGAATAAAGCCAAGAAAACATATCATCATATGGATCCATCTGCACTTGATAAATTAAAGGGCCATGAAGTTGATTTGGAAGCGCATGTAAATGATATGGTGCGTAAGGATGGCACACCATCAACATCTGGATATATTAAGCATATTTCTGATAAATCAAATAAAGAAATTGATAAAGTAAAAACAGAAAAATCTAAGCAACAGAGACGTGAAAAATTAGCTAATACTATTAAACATATCTCTGATCATAAAAATCATTTTGATAAGGCTCTCGAGCTTCACAAACATTTAGCAGATGCTAAAAATGTTCTTACTGGTGTAATGGCTAAGAATCAAGAATTTGGCCATACAATTGGCGGGGCCAAGACCGGTCCAGAAGGTGCTGTCGCAGTTACTAAGCATGGTGACATGTCGAAATTTGTTGATAGAAAGCAATTTTCTAGACAAAATTTCTTAGCCGGAAAAATGCAGCAGGCTAAAAAAGAGGCTCAACAAAAATGAAAAAATTTAAGCAATTCATAGCCGAAGAAAACGATTCACCGAAGAGACCAGCTGTATTAGCTTTTGGTCGTATGAATCCACCTACAACTGGACACTCCGTGCTAGTGAATAAGGTTCATGAATTGGCTAAGAAGCATGGCGCATATCATGAAGTAGTATTATCTGGATCTCATGATAATAAAAAGAATCCACTAGATTCTGCTACTAAATTGAAGCATGCCAAGAGATTCTTTCCACATACTAATATTAAATCTGCTTCTAAAACAGAACCTACACTCATGCATCATGCTGCGCGTCTAAGTAAAGCTGGTCATGACCATTTAATTATGGTTGCAGGTTCAGATCGAGTTCCAGAGTATGAAAAACTTCTTCATACATATAATGGAAAAGCAGATAAATCAGGTAAAATTCCTTTTAGTTTCAAGAAAATCTCTGTAGTTTCTGCTGGTCATCGTGATCCAGATTCTGAAGGAGCCGAAGGTATGTCGGCATCAAAAATGAGAGAACATGCTAAGAATAATAAATTCAAAGAATTTCGTAAGGGTGTGCCAGATCATGTATCTGATGAACATGCCAAGGAATTATTTCATGATGTAAAAAAAAGAATGTCATGATGTCTGAAAAAAATAAAGGATTATGGGATAACATACACGCTAAGCGTAATAGAATTAAACATGGTTCTAATGAACGCATGCGCAGACCTGGTGAAAAAGGAAGACCTACAGCATCAGATTTTAAAGCATCGCAAACAACTAGTGAAGCTAGGTTGCAAATTATTAAAAGAATATTACATGAAGCAAAATATCAAGGCAGAGAAGTAACACTTAATAAACCAATGGCTGGTGACGTAAAAAAATCTAAAGTATTTGTGCGTGATCCAAGCACCAGCAATATCAAAAAAGTAAATTTTGGTGATAAAAGTCTAAGTATTAAAAAGCATATTCCGGCTAGAAAAAAATCATATTGTGCCAGATCTTCTGGTCAAGGCAATTTAACAAAAAAGACTAGTGCTAATTATTGGTCTAGAAAAGCATGGAATTGCTAGGAGCGCAAAATGGCACAGTTCAGAAAAGACACGCATCAATACTTAAATCAAGAAAAGACTATATTTGAAGTAGTAATGCTTGCAGACCAATATGGTAATCTTGTTGGTCCAGCAAATCCAAGCGGTGCTGCAGTAGATGCTTTTGGTAGAGCTAGAGTGTCATTGCCATTTACGCTATTTGACTCTAGTAATAGATATCAAGATAATGGAAAATTTGCAACAGCAAATACTGCTGGCGGAACATATGGGTTTGTATCCAACACAGCTTCTGTGAATCTTACTGTTAATACAACATCTGGCGCATCGGTCTATAGAGAAAGTTATAGAGTATTTGCATATCAGCCAGGCAAGTCTTTACAGATATTAAATTCATTTGTAATGAATCCAGCTAAGGCTAATTTAAGACAAAGAATAGGTTACTTTACTGCAAATAATGGTTTTTTTGTAGAAAGATCTGGTGTGTCGACAGTATCTTTTGTTAAAAGGTCATATGTTACTGGCGCAGTTGTTGATACTCCGGTTTTACAATCAGATTGGAATGTTGATAAGTTAGATGGAACTGGGCCTTCATTATTAACTTTAAATTTAGATGATCCACACATCTTATTCACAGATGTAGAATGGCTTGGTGTTGGTTCTGTTAGAATGGGATTTGTGATAAATGGCGCACCTATAGTATGTCATATTTTTAATCACGCTAATGTTGACGATGCTGCAAAGGGTGCGTATATGCAGACAGCTTCGCTTTGTGTTAGATATGAAATTGAAAATACTGGAAGCACTGCAGAATCAAGCATATTAAAGCAGATTTGCTCTACGGTGTTATCAGAAGGTGGATACGAGTTAAACGGAAAACCACGCGACATAGGTGTAGAACCAGCGTCAGCAAATCAGATCGCTCTTGCATCAATCGGAACATATTATCCAGTGGTATCAATTAGATTGAATCCTAGTTATCTAGATGCTATAGTTATTCCAAAAAATATAAATCTATTGCCAATTAATGCCGCTAACTATAGGTATAAACTCATATCGGGCGGCACATTGACTGGTGCTGTATGGGCAAATGTTACTACCGATTCTGTAGTGCAGTATAATACTAATACTACAGCTACAATTAGTGGCGGTAATACTTTTACTAGCGGTTATACTGCTGCTACTTCCCAGTCTAGAGATAGCGTAGATTTAAAAGATAACATTTTTAAGTATCAATTAGAAAGAAACAGTTTTACTTCTACCCCGCTTACATTTACGCTGGCTGTTACTTGCAGCGCAGCAACAAGCAACGTGTGTGGAAGTATGGCTTTCGAAGAAGTGGTATACTAAATGAAAAAACAATTAAAAGAAGCATCAAACCCAGCTCTTATTCGTGCTAAACTCATCAAACGAATATTAAACACAGCTCATAGTAAATCTGCTCATTTTAAGACTAAAGAAACTGCTGAACTTCAATCGAGAAACTCAGATGATCCAGATTCGCGATTGGATGGAACAACTTCAGGTACAAGAATTTATAAAAAAAGCACTCCAGGTCAATAGATCTTATAATATAAATAGTCGAAATATAGTAGGTAATTAATGGCTGATAATAAATTAGTAGAACAACTTAAGATAGTGCAAGCTTCAACTTTTGCATTATATTTAAAGTGTCATAATTATCACTGGAATATTGAAGGCCCAGATTTTGCTCAATATCATTCATTTTTAGATACTCTCTATAATGAATTATGGACAGCTGTAGATGCTATTGCTGAACATACGCGTACTCTTCAGGTATATGTACCAGGATCATTGATTAGATTTAAAGAGCTTTCTGTCGTAGATGATGCTACTAGTATACCTAAAGCATTAAATATGCTTTCTAATATTCGTGATGATAACCAAAAAGTTATCAGCGTATTAGAAAAAGCTCATGAGTACTCTGAATCTGCTAAGACATATGGCATAACCAATTTTCTAGAAGAGCGGATTGATATACATTTTAAGCATGATTGGATGCTTAGGTCTATAACGAAAGCATAGTATGTCAATTGTAAGTCAAGGTAAATTCCTAGGTAAATCAGCAGCTTTTAAATATAGAAAAGCCGGTGGTATAGACTCTGGTATAAAGTTATCAGCTCAACGTAAAGATAGTCTAGAAAAAAGAGCTATAAATGTTAAGCAAGATAGCGAAGTTGCAAGAACAAAGGAAGTATCTCGCCGCGAAAAAGAAAGAAAGCAAAGGCAAATTCAAATGGTTAAACGTGTATCAGAAGAGACTAATACAGAAAAAAGACAAAAAGTTATTGCAGTTGGTCGACCTGACACGGCTAATACACCATTTGAAATTAGTTCTAAACTTAATAAATTATCCCAAATCAAAAATAAAATAATCGATGAAAACGAGGTAAAAACAATGACTTTTCAAAAATATCATAATCTGCCAGACTCATTGGTTTCGGCTGTTACTGCTGTCTTAGAAAGAGTAAAGAATCCTTTCATTGATGATGATAAGAAAATGAAATCAAAGAAAGATGATGATCAGGACGATGACGACGATACGGATATGAAGTCTAAGAAGAACGATGATTTAGATGATGAGGATGAAGATGATTCTGATAAAATGATTGGAACCAGCGGCAAGAAGACTAAAGTAGAGTTGAAACCAAAGACACAGTCGGCCAATGAGGAGCTGAAGGGCAAGCAGCATAAGCTTGACAAGAATAAGAATGGTCGTCTGGACAAGCATGACTTCAAGCTGCTTCGTAAAGAAGAGACTGAGCTAGACGAAGTTGGTCTCTCCGACGAGGAAACGCAGCGTATTCTGACTAAGTTAAAAGAGAGTGATGATAAGGCTTATAAGTATCGTGATACAGATCCAGCTGATAAAGATAATGATTATGATGCTACTAAAGACAAGAATCCAGAGCACATTGTAATGCAGCTACGCAAAGCCAAGTCGCTAGGCGCCGCTAATCGTCCTATCCACTTTCATGATGGTTCAAAGGTAAAAGTGTCTTCAGCTCATGTACAGAAGGCGCTAGACATGCATGGTTCTTTCAAGAGAGCACCAGCAAAGGACGAGTTTACTCAGAAGTTGCAAGCCTCACACTCCTCGTTCAAGAAAGCTCTTGGAGAATAGAATAGTAATGAAAAATTTCTTAAGCTTTGTCAAAGCTGAACAGTTAGATGAACTATCAAACAATACAATAATATCATATAGAAATAAAGTATCATCTGTTCTCGGACGAAAAGGACAAGCAGATACAAATAAAGCATGGAAACATTCCGCGGGTCTAAATAGTGCTAGAATAAAATTAAATAATTTGCCTAGTCGAAAACAATTCGGAAGTGATACCAAACAAAAATATTATAGTGATCGTAAAATAGAATTAGCAAAACAAGAAAAAAGATCAAAAGAAGAAAAAGATCGTACTGCTATAATAAAAGCAAATCGTAAAAAGTATGGTACGCCTCAGCATCATTCTGATCCATCTTCGTATGATCGTGATAGTCAGCCAATGAGTCATGCTAAAGGAGCTAATGGTAAAATGTATCCTGATGGTGAATGGTATCCAAAAGCAAATGGAAAGTGGACCAGGGATTATCCATAAAATGAAGAATTTCTTAAGCTTCGTTGAAGCCAAGAAACAAGACAAAAAAAAGAAGTTGGTGCCATCGGCACCAACTATTGTCTCTTCTCCTCTAAGAGGCGCCAATCAAGATTATTCCGGCGTAAGCCCAAGCCATGACACCGCTGATTATACGGTAAGTGATTAGTAAGTATAAATATCAAAAGAAATTAGATTCAGGAGAATAACAAAATGGCGCAATACGGTAGAAACGATCAGGCTGTTACAGCAAACAGTACTACGACAAGGGAAACCTCTATTGGTGCTCCAATTGGCACATATGCACTAGTATTGAAGGGCGGCGGCGCAAACGCGCATTTTGGTAATACCTCTGCTGGATCACGTGCTGCCACCGACTTTAATATGTTTAGCAATGTTACTCCGGGCGCATTCATTAATAATATGGCTACTGGCATTTTCGGTGTATCTGCTACAGAAATGGCAAATAATACGACTAATAAAGTTGCTGATCAGCCAGCACATGCTGGTTGGGTATATCGTAAGGCTGGAACAGGACCTGTTGTTACAGTGAGTATGACTGCAACCGGTGCTAGCGCATATAATAACGCCGACGTTCTTGTTGCTAAGTCCACACAGGCTGGTGGAAATGCGACAATCTCGTTCGTTACTAATTCTACTGGTGGCAGTTTATCATTTACAATTGCTAGCCCTGGCGCTGGATTCTTAGTTACAGCCATTCCAGTATCAAATTTAGTAATTACAAATTCTACTGGTGGAACTGCTGCAGGTAATTCTACAGTAACTAATATTACAGTAACAGCAGGTGGCAGAGCCGGACGTGTACACACAGAAACTTTAGTAGCATTTGGTTCGCTTGGTTCAAATACAACTTCATCTACTGGTGTCGTTGGTGATCCTGCTACGGTTGCTGATTCGTCGGCCGATAACACATACTACCCAGGTAGATAATACCTGTTTGGTATGATTTAACATGACCGATAATGCAAAAAGAACTTCAGAGCTGCCAACTGCTAATACTATTGGCAGCTCTGATAGATTAGTATTTCTCTATCAAGCAAATGCATCTTCACCATCAACTCGTACTATTACTCGCGCAAATTTTATTAAAAATGTAGTACCTGGTCCATATACAAATGATACGAATGCATCAGTTGCTGGTGTCGCGGTTCTAGGACTCTACTATGACAGTACAGGATTAGTGAGGATTAGATTAATATAGTATTAATATGAATGAAAAACTTACTGATGATAATTTTTTAATATACGCTGCTAAACATTATGATACATCCTATTGTTGCTCTACTGATGAGTTTTTACAAGATTTAAAAAGACTCAAGTATATTAAAAAATTATTAACTAGATATAATGAAGATGGTGAACTTAAAGAACAATTGATATTAAATCATATCATCGTGCTCAATAATGTTTTTGGTGCTGAGCATGCTTGTAGAATATTATATCTAAAACTTAAAAAATATTTTGAACAGATTATACCATTTCTAGTGCTTTTAAATATCCTGCCTGATAAAATGTATAATATTGGTGTTGATAATATAATTCATCTTGATACTATAATTATGGATTCTAATATAGTCGACAAACTTAGAAAGATCTAGGAATGAAAAAATTATTAGAAACAGAATCAGTAGTACCAGTGAATGCTATGGGTGCTTCTTCTTCATCATCAGGTCCAATCCAGACATACGATCCACTGTTGAAAATCAAAAAGAATAAGCTTAAAAAATTCTCAAGCATGTTTAAACGTAAACAGTTGGAAAGTACTAATGGCAAGTCATAAATATAATAATAATTCGAATCTTAATAGAAACTTAGAAAAATTATCTGAAATTCAATCAGACATTAGTAAGATATTAGCCGTGCACGAAGAAAGACTAAACCAACATGAGAAAACAACAGAGACTATAGTAGCTGGTTTAGAAAAACGTAGAATAGAAATAAATGCTGTTACATCAGATTTTTATAAGGTTCTCGATACAAAAGCAGACAGAATTATGCTTGAAATCAAAGAAAATTATGTTAAAACTGCAGAACAACATGGTAAATTGCGCGATAGAATGGTTAGTTTTGAAAAGTATATCTGGATGGCAATAGGTGCCAGCGTAGGACTCAGTTGGATATTTTCGTTCGTGGTAAACTTTCATAATCTGACAAAATAGTAGTTTACAACATAATCAATCTGTGTTATAATCCATATATGGTTATTTAATAATGGATGATTATGGATTGGTTAGAAACAAAATACATTGGATTAGTATCATCCAAGCTAGATCGATTCAAGCGTAAGTCTGGTTCAACATATAACTTTAGATGTCCAGTATGTGGAGACTCTAAACAAAATAAATCTAAGGCTAGAGGATGGATCTTCGATCGATCTGGTAAGTCTAGATTCTATTGCCATAATTGCAATGCATCGATGTCTATTAATGCATTCATTAAGTTTATTGATACTCAGCTTTATCAAGAATTTAAACTAGAGAAACTTAAAGAAACATCTTCTGGTCATGAACAAAAGCCAGTTATAACTCTCCATCAGTATAGACCTATCTTTGAAAAAGACATTGCTCTGAGAGGTCTTAAGCGTGTATCACAGCTTCATCATGATGACGCGCATAAAAAGTATATAGTCTCTAGACGTATACCATTTAAATTTCATTACAAGTTGTATATCGTTAATGCATTCTTTGCATATGTCAATACTCTTATCCCAGATAAGTTTAGTGAAAAGGTTCTTGCTCATGATGAACCTAGATTATTGATTCCATTTATTGACAAAAAAAATAGAGTACATGCTCTGCAGGGTAGATCTTTTAATGAGTATTCTAAGAGTAAGTATATTACAATTGTGCTCGATGATAGTGTGCCAAAGATTTATGGCCTAGATACGGTCAATGAAAAGAATACTATATATGTTACCGAGGGTCCGATTGACTCTATGTTTCTTGATAATGCAATCTCAACTGCTGGTGGTGATCTATCTTCTACGGTTAGAGTACTAGATAGTGAAAAGTTAGTTATTGTATATGATAACGAACGTAGATCAAAACATACTGTAGAGAAGATTTCGAAAGCTATTAGTGCTGGATATAAAGTTTGTATCTGGCCAGATACAGTAGTGTACAAAGACATTAACGATATGGTAAAATCAGGTATGAAACCAGAATATGTACAACTTATAATTGAGCAAAATACATATTCTGGTCTTGCCGCTGAAATGGAATTAAATAAATGGAAGCGCGTAGACCTATTAAAGAACAAGAATTATTCTATGCGAAGTTAGAAGGTAAACACTGCGCTATAGATGATTTCTATAATAAAGAAAACTCAGCATTTTTTGTAGCTACAACTTATGGCTATAATAGAAAAATACAAGAAATATTTACCGAAGGATTTAAGAATGCATTACGCGAAATTAGTAGCAAAAACAGAGCCATTTAATATTGATGCATGCAATACAGCTGATGAATTTATTGCTTATTGTGCAAGAGTATCTAATCCGTCTAATCAATCTAATACAGAAACATCACCAAAATTACTTAAGTATTTGCGTAAGAACAAGCATTGGTCGGTTTTTGAAATGGCTCATGCGGTAATGGAAATTACTACTACGCGTGATATTGCACGACAAATTCTCCGACATCGTTCATTCTCTTTCCAAGAGTTTTCTCAGCGCTATGCAGATCCTACTAAAGATCTTGGATTTGAAATAAGAGAAGCGCGACTTCAAGATACAAAGAATCGTCAGAATTCAATTGCAACTGATGATAAGACATTGAAAGGTACTTGGGAAGTAATACAGTCCAAGTGTATTGAACAAACTATTATTGATTATAAGTGGGCAATTGAACACGGTATTGCTAAAGAGCAAGCTCGTGCAATTTTGCCAGAAGGATTAACTGTATCGCGTCTTTATATGGCTGGCTCTGTACGAAGTTGGATTCATTACTGTCAGCTCCGTATGGCCAATGGTACACAACAAGAACATCGTGATGTAGCTACATCTTGTTGGTATGAATTAACAGCAGCATTTCCATCTCTACGCGATTCATTACAAGAATAAACCATAAATATTCAATACAAATAATATTGTCGGGAACATATAATGACATTGATTGTAGTAAAGCGTGATGGACGTCGCGAGCCTCTTAATCTAGAAAAATTTCATAAAGTAACTATGTGGGCGTGCGAAGGTCTTGGTGGTGTCTCGGCATCTGAAATTGAAATGAAGTCAAGTATTCAGTTTTATAATGGCATCAAAACATCAGATATTCAAGAAACTCTTATTAAAGCTGCAGCCGATCTAATTTCCGAGGATACTCCAGGATATCAATATGTTGCTGGAAGACTTATCAATTATCATCTCCGCAAAGAAGTATATGGTGATTATGCTCCGTGGGAACTTAGTAACCATATTATTGAAATAGTTTCGCATGGTTACTACGATGAAGCTATTCTTGGATATTATACTTTAGATGAAATGACAGAACTAAACAAGCATATTGATCATGATCGCGATTATAATATTGCATATGCTGGTATGGAACAGTTTCGTGGAAAGTATCTCGTTAAAAATCGAGTAACTGGTAAAATCTTTGAGACACCGCAGATGGCTATGATGCTTATTGCTATGATTTTATTTAAAGATTATCATCCAAATAAACGACTGGAATGGGTAAAGGATTTTTATGATGCTGTCTCTACTTTTCAAATATCTCTCCCAACTCCAATCATGGCTGGACTCCGTACTCCACAGAAGCAATTTAGTTCGTGTGTCCTTATCGAAACTGATGATTCTTTGGATTCAATCACCGCTACTGCCTCTGCTATTACTAAGTACGTTTCTCAGAAAGCTGGTATTGGAATCAATGCCGGTAGGATTCGTGCTATTGGTTCTCCTGTTAGGAATGGCGATACTTCGCATACTGGTGTTATTCCATTCTTTCGGTTATTCCAGGCAGCAGTACGATCGTGCTCACAGGGGAGTGTACGAAGCGGTGCAGCGACTCTATACTATCCTGCATGGCATCTGGAAGTAGAAGATCTACTAGTACTTAAGAATAATAAAGGTACTGAAGATAATCGTATTCGTCATATGGACTATTGCGTGCAATTCAATAAAGTAATGTACGAAAGACTATTGAGTGGCGGTAATATTACTCTATTCTCTCCGCATGATGTACCTGAACTATATGATGCTTTCTTTATTGATGTAGATAAATTCCGTGAACTTTATGAACGCGCCGAGAAGAATACAAAGCTTCGTAAAAAGACTATTCCTGCCATAACTCTATTTTCTACATTTTTACAGGAGCGTAAAGATACCGGCCGTATATATCTAATGAATGTCGATCATGCAAATGATCATGGTTCATTCATTAAACATATGGCTCCAATTCATCAGAGTAATCTCTGCTGTGAAATTGATCTACCAACAAAACCAATCGATAATATTCTAGACACAACTGGAGAAATCTCACTGTGTACACTCGCTGCTATAAACTGGGGAAAAATTCGTGAGCCTTCTGATTTTGAACGGCCTTGTACACTTGTTGTTAGGGCTCTTGACGCTCTACTTGATTATCAAGAGTACCCAGTGGCAGCTGCCAAAGTTTCGACTATGGACCGTCGTCCTTTGGGTGTTGGGATCATTAATTTTGCTTATTGGCTTGCTAGAAATGATCTATGTTATGACGGAATTGATTCCGTGGGCTTGGCTAAACTCCATGAATATCTCGAAGCATGGTCTTATTATCTTATTAAAGCCTCTGTAGAATTAGCTCAAGAAAAAGGATCATGCGAAAAGACAACTGAGACTAAGTATTCTCTTGGTATCTTTCCAATTGATACATATAAGAAAGAAGTAGATGAACTAGTTAAACCTGTTTATAAGATGGATTGGGATAAGCTAAGAATAATTGCTTCACGATCAGGAATTAGAAATTCTACACTTATGGCTATTATGCCAGCTGAAACATCTGCACAAGTTTCTAATTCTACTAATGGTATCGAACCACCGCGTTCTCTCGTATCTATTAAGCAAAGTAAAGATGGTGTTATGAAGCAGGTCGTGCCTGATATCAGACGACTTAAGAATAAGTATGATCTTCTCTGGGATCAGAAATCGCCGGAGGGATATATCAAGATCTGTGCAGTAATCCAGAAGTTCGTAGATCAGGGTATTTCTGTTAACACATCATATAATCCACTTCATTATAAAGGTGAACAGATTCCTATGTCCGAACTCATGCAACATATTGTAATGTGTTATAAGTATGGGTTGAAACAACTCTATTATTTTAATACATTTGATGGTGCTGGTGAAATTGAACTCCCTGAATTAGAAGCAGTAACTATCGCAGATGATGATTGCGATTCTTGTAAAATTTAATAGGATCTAGATAATGAAAACTTATGTATACAATGAACTCAGTGTAAGCGGTGATGATTTAACCATCGAACTCAATGAAGATCAGATCATGGATGAATATTGGGATTATTGGTGGACACAGATTACAAAGGCAGGCCATATGAAACATTCAGCTGCATATGAAATTCTGCGCAAATGTCTTAGACAGGCATGTATTGACGACTTTGTAATTACTAATTACGCGAGTGAAAAGCAGTGAGTGTATTTGATATCGGTTCACCCCGTGATCGTACTAAATCTAAACTATTTTTTGATGAACCAGTTGCGATCGCAAGATATGATGTACATAAGTATGCATGGCTTGATAAGTTAACTGAAAAGCAATATGGATTTTTCTGGCGGCCGCAGGAAGTAGATATTACTAAAGATACTAAAGACTTCAGAGCTCTATCTCATCATGAACAACACATTTTCACTTCAAATCTAAAGAGACAAATTCTTCTCGACTCTGTCCAAGGTAGAGCTCCTATTGCAGCATTCGGTCCAATTTGTTCTCTTCCTGAATTGGAATTGTGGTTAGCAGCTTGGACGTTTTCTGAGACTATTCATTCCAAATCATATTCATATATTATTCAGAATGTATATTCTAATCCATCAACTGTATTTGATACTATTCTAGATATTAAAGATATTGTAGACTGCGCAAAAGATATTAGTAAGTACTATGATGATCTCATTGAGTGTAATGAGATGCTAAGTAGTCATTCGACACATAGTATTGATAAGTATGATCATAAGAAATCGCTTTGGCTGGCTATTATGTCAGTGAATATTCTAGAAGGTATTCGCTTCTATGTCTCATTTGCATGCTCATGGGCATTTGCCGAAGTCAAAAAGATGGAAGGCAACGCCAAGATCATTAAGCTTATTTGTCGTGATGAAAATCTTCATCTAGCAGCAACACAGCAACTTATTAAGACACTGCCACAGGATGATAAAGACTTTGCAAAAATCGCTAAGCAGACTGAGAAGGAATGTATCGCGATGTTTAATTCGGCGGTTGAGCAAGAGAAAGCATGGGCCAAATATTTATTCAAGGATGGTTCTATTATCGGACTAAACGAAAATCTACTCAATAGTTATATCGAATGGACAGCCAATAAGCGAATGACAGCAATTGGTTTAATTACACAGTATAAAGGTGGATCTAATCCTCTTCCATGGACTTTAAAATGGATTTCTGGATCTGATGTTCAAGTGGCTCCGCAGGAAACACAAATTAGTTCATATATTGTTGGTGGTGTTAAACAAGATATTAATGGCGAGACGTTCAAGGGTATGAGTCTATGAAGAATAGATTACGCACAACTAAGATACGAAAGCCACATCAAAAAGATTGGCCACCATATAAGTGGTATATGGAGGTTGATAAACTTGTCAAACTGAGACAAAAATATCTTGATGATGAAGTTAATGATATTTATAATTTTGTTGAAGATATATTCCAAAGGCCTCTCATTATAGATAAATAGGTGTATGACATGGACATACGGCATAAAAACATTCACCAGTGATGATATAGATGGGAACTACGGTTTTGTTTATATCATTACTAACACTGTCAATGACCGAAAATACATTGGTAAAAAGTGGTTCTGGTCTTTACGTAAGAAAAAGATCAAGGGGAAAAAACGCGCTAAGCGTGTTAAGCTAGAATCTGATTGGAAAGATTACTATGGATCTTCAGCCGAATTACTAGCTGACATAGAAAAATATGGTAAAGATAATTTCAAGCGCGAAATATTAGTACTCTGTAAGACTAAAGGAGATACTTCATATCATGAAGCTAGACTTCAGTTTGAATTTAGAGTACTTGAATCTGATGAGTATTACAACTCGTGGATTATTTGTAAAGTAAGGAAGAATCATATTTCGCTATGAAATTTGCTTTACCTCTCCACCACCCAGGCGGAACTTGTTCATGTGGAAATATATGAGAATTCATAACACCATTAGTAATTCTTATTTTTCCACTGGTAGATGGTGGGCCCTTTTCAACTATTCGACCTTTCGCCCAACCCATATGAATGAATATAGGCACTTCATTTGGTTTTAAGAACTTACTCATTAGACCATTATTATACCAAACTGACCCAGCGTGACCGTGCGTAGTATTGATTTTCTTTCTCATTTGCTTAAAAGATGCGGGTGTAATATTAGGATATTTTGCACAATATGCACATCTTATTGATAAATTATCTAAATTATAGTTTTCTTTATCACCATTTTTATGGTATAATAAAAGATATGAGGGTAAAGTTTTAGTTGGCTCGAGTTGCTTAAGCCAAATCCCAGCCTTGCATATCTCACAGTAACAGCCATTTTCAGTGGCTAGCCACCATACTATTTGTTCAATTGTGTTCATATAAATATTTATAGAAATTCGCGGG